AAGAGTTCCTAGAGAAGTTAGACCAATTGCGGGGCGCATGTGGCTTCCCTTTTGAGGTAACGTCGGGTTACCGTCATCCAACCAAGCACCCCATAGAAATGAAAAAAGCGGTGCCGGGGACACATGCCCAAGGTATTGCGGCTGACATAAAAATAACTAATGCCGCCCACCGCTACACTATAGTAGCTAATGCTTTGAACCTTGGCTTCACGGGTATAGGCATTGATGATGATTTTGTACATGTGGACACTAGGGGTACGACTCCAGTGATTTGGTTGTACTAATGCTTCATACAAAACACATTACGTTAACAGATGCTACTGAACAGACGCTGTTTACTATACCAACAGGCTACACGATACATATTGTGTATATCTTTATTGCCAACCATGGTGGCAGTACAAACCAAGTAAGTCTTTGGTGGGAAACAGGCGGTGTAGACCAAATGTACTTTTTTGACAGTACTAGTATCGGTGCAGGAAATAAAGAAATACTAGGTGGTCAAAACGACAAAGGTATCTTTGTTTTGCACAATGGAGATACTGTAAAAACTCAAGCATCTTCAGCAACGGGGCAGATGGAAGTAGCAGTTACTTTTGAGCTTTTAGAAAGACCAACAGCGTTTAGTAACTTTAATGGATCTTAATATAGAACTACTGCCTTGGCAACAAGATGTCTGGGCAGACGACACAAGATTTAAAATAGTAGCGGCTGGACGACGTACAGGTAAGTCACGGCTTGCCGCGTGGATGTTAATCGTTAACGCACTACAGGCGGACAGAGGCCATGTATTTTACGTCGCACCTACTCAGGGACAAGCCAGAGACATCATGTGGACCACCCTTCTCGACCTTGGGCATGAAGTTATCAGTGGTAGCCATGTTAATAATCTTCAAATTAAGCTTGTTAATGGAGCCACTATTAGTCTCAAGGGAGCCGATAGACCAGAAACCATGCGAGGTGTCAGCCTCAAGTTCCTAGTAATGGACGAGTACGCTGACATGAAGCCTGAGGTATTTGAGCAAATCCTTAGACCCGCTTTGGCGGATCAAAAAGGCTGTGCGATGTTCATTGGTACGCCAATGGGTCGCAACCATTTTTACGAACTGTACAAATATGCGGAGTTAGACAATGATCCGACGTACAAAGCTTGGCACTTTACTTCTTACGACAATCCACTGCTGGACCCGGACGAAATTGATATTGCTAAAAAGTCTATGTCTAGTTATGCGTTTCGCCAAGAGTTTATGGCAAGCTTTGAAGCGCGTGGGTCAGAAATGTTTAAGGAAGACTGGGTACAGTTTAGTGAAGATAGGCCCGAAGTAGGAGATTACTACATTGCAGTTGACTTGGCAGGATTTGAAGAAGTCAACAAGAAGAAGACTAAAAACTCCAAACTTGACGACACAGCGATTGCCGTGGTTAAGGTCAATGAGCATGGTTGGTATGTTGACAATATCATATACGGTAGATGGAGTCTTGACGAAACAGCAGCTAAGATATTTCAGGCCGTTAGAGATTACCGTCCCATATCGGTGGGAATCGAAAGAGGTATTGCTAAACAAGCCGTCATGTCGCCTCTGATGGATCTACAAAAGCGGTACGGGACATTCTTTAGAGTAGAAGAGTTAACCCACGGTAACAAGAAAAAAACAGACAGGGTAATGTGGGCGCTACAGGGGCGCTTTGAAAATGGGTACATTACGCTGAATAAAGGAGAGTGGAACTCTAGATTCCTAGATCAACTCTTTCAGTTTCCTGACCCCTTGACCCATGATGACTTGGTGGACGCCTTGGCGTACATTGACCAGCTGGCAAAAGTAGCGTACGACTACGACTACGAAATAGAAGACCATGATATTTTAGACGTGGTAGCAGGATACTAATATGGCAAAAAAGAAAGAGCCAGAGTTTATTGACAGAATTCTTAATCCTAAAAAATACCCCTACCTTACAAATAAAGACGGGTCTGTTTCTACGCACGAAATGGCAGCGGAAGTAGATGAAAATGGAAATTGGTTTGTGTTTCCTACAATTCAATATGATGGTAAAACCTTGCGTCGTTTTGAATCTAATGAAGAAGCAATGGCAAATGCTTTTAAAACAAATAATTTTTTAACTATGCCTTCTAAAAAAGAAGCTATTGATTATGCTAAAGGTGGTTATAAAAAAGGGACTGCCCTTGAAACTTTTAATCCCCTAGCAAATAAAGCAAAGTCGGCAAAAACATTTATAGACGCTTTGGAGTAAAGCCATGACTGACTTATATGAACAAGACCCACTTATGGTTGAAGAAACAATTGAAGATTGGGTTATAACCAAGTGTGAAGACTGGAGGGATTACTACGAAAGTAATTATGAAGCAAGATTTGAAGAATATTATAGACTATGGCGTGGTATATGGGACCCTGCTGACAGTGAGCGTAGGTCTGAGCGTTCCCGCATTATTTCTCCTGCACTTCAGCAAGCAGTTGAGTCTAATGTAGCAGAACTAGAAGAAGCCACCTTTGGACGTGGTAAGTGGTTTGACGTAAGTGATAACTTTGGTGACAGTCAGAAAGAAGACGTGTTGTTCTTGCGTAACAAACTTACGGAAGACTTTGAAAACTGCATGATTCGTAAATCAGTTGCAGAGTGTCTTATTAATGCTGCTGTGTTTGGTACAGGCATTGGTGAAATTGTTATTGAAGAAGTTAAAGAAATGGCTCCTGCTACTCAGCCTATTATGGACGGGGATTTGCAAGCAGTAGGAGTAAACATCACAGACCGTGTCAAGGTTAAACTTAAACCTGTGCTGCCTCAGAACTTTCTAATTGACCCTGTAGCTACATCTGTAGAAGACGCTATGGGTGTGGCAGTAGATGAGTTTGTTAGTATGCACCAAGTAGAACTACTACAAGAACAAGGTGTTTATAGACAAACTTATGTTGGTCCTGCTGCTCCTGACACTGATCTTGAGCCTGACCAAGACATTACTATTTACAACGACGACAAAGTACGTCTTACTAAGTACTACGGTTTAGTGCCACGAGAGCTTCTAGACGCCGCTATGAGCGAAGAAGACGAAGAAGCAGTACCAGAGGAAGGCTTTGGATCACGTTACGTAGAGGCCGTTGTAGTGGTTGCTAACGGCGGTATACTTTTAAAGGCCGAAGCCAATCCTTACATGATGGAAGACCGGCCTATTGTTGCATTTCCTTGGGACGTAGTACCCGGACGCTTCTGGGGTCGTGGAGTCTGCGAAAAAGGTTATAACTCTCAGAAGGCTTTGGACACAGAGTTAAGAGCTAGAATCGACGCTCTGAGCCTTACTATCCACCCAATGATGGCTATTGACGCTACTCGTCTACCACGTGGTGCAAAACCTGAGGTACGTCCCGGTAAGATGATTTTAACCAACGGAGACCCTCGTGAAGTACTTCAGCCGTTTAACTTTGGTCAAGTTAGTCAAATTACTTTTGCTCAGGCAGGAGCACTGCAGCAAATGGTACAACAAGCAACGGGAGCAGTGGACTCAGCAGGAATTGCTGGTAGTGTTAATGGCGAGAGTACTGCCGCTGGTATTAGTATGTCTCTTGGCGCTATTATTAAACGCCACAAACGCACCCTGATTAACTTCCAGCAGTCCTTCTTAATTCCGTTTGTTAAAAAAGCAGCGCATCGGTACATGCAGTTTGACCCTGAGTCGTACCCTGTGGCTGATTACAAGTTCAACGCAAGCAGTACACTAGGCATTATTGCTAGGGAGTACGAAGTTACTCAGTTGGTACAACTGTTACAAACAATGGGCAAAGACTCACCGTTGTACAACACACTTATTCAGTCTGTTGTAGACAACATGAACCTGTCTAACCGTGAAGAACTTCTTGCGGCCCTTGCTCAAGCTTCACAGCCTAATCCTCAGGCACAGCAAATGCAACAACAAGTACAACAGTTGCAAATGCAGTTCCAGCAGTCACAAACTGCAGCACTGTCTGCTCAGGCACAAGAGTCGCAAGCTAGAGCAGCTAAGTTGGCTGCAGAAGCTCAGGCAGTTCCTCAAGAGCTTGAAATTGACAAAATCAACGCTATTACCCGAAACCTTAAAGAAGGTGACGCAGAAGACAAAGAGTTTGAGCGCCGTATGAAGGTAGCTGAAACTCTCCTTAAAGAAAAACAAATAGAAGGTAAATCTAATGTTAACGGACCACGAACTACGCCTGCTCCTGCAGAGAGTCAACCAAGAATTCAACAGCCAATGGGAGCGCCTAGACCGTTTGGAACGCCAACTGGAGGAACTCAGTAATGCCAAAGTCCAAGGACCCAAAACTAGCACGAGCGGGCGTAAGCGGGTACAACAAACCAAAGCGGACGCCTAATCACCCGACCAAGAAGTTTGTAGTAGTAGCAAAACAAGGCGACAAAACTAAGACTATACGTTTTGGTGACGCTAAGATGACTATTAAAAAAGACCAACCTAAGCGACGTAAGTCGTTCAGAGCACGTCACAAGTGTGACACAAATCCACCTAGTAAACTAACGGCACGATACTGGTCGTGTAAAAAGTGGTGATAATATGAAAGTCAATGCACCTAAAGGCTATCACTGGATGAAAAGCGGCAAAGGTTATAAACTAATGAAAGACCCTGCAGACGGCTACAAGCCACACAAAGGTGCGTCTAAGTCTGCAAACTTTGAAGTCCAAAAAGTCCACAAAAAGTAAGGAGAGCATCATGCCACATTGTACAGGTAAGCGTAAAAAGAAAAAAGGCAAGAGCAAGCCAAAG